TGTCTATCGAGGGCGCCAGAATGCCTTTTATAAATTCGGCAGCTTGACAGCGCCGTATGGTCAAACAACGGTGTGGTGGATCGATGACTGGAAGTTTACGACGTGACCGCAGTCACCGGCTTCGAGTGCGTTAACACGGGGGAGGGGTCCTCGTATCCGGGGGCCGTGTTCGCGTGTCACACCGCGATTGCGGCCCCCATCGCCGCGGGCTCCGTCATTGTCGTGCGTGCGTACAAGAGCGCCGACAACTCGACGCCCGTGACCATGAAGGACACGCAGGGCAACACGTATACCCAAATTCAATCGCTCGTCAATACGCCCGGAGGCGTGGGCGATGAATGGAAATATGTGTTTCTTGCACAAAATGTCGCCGCGCTGCCGACCGCGGGCGTTGACCTTTACACCTCGGCCGCGACGCCCACCAACTCGCCCACGCTAACGTTCACCTCGACCACGGGCGTCAGTGTGGGAATGACCGTCACCGCGTATGGGCTCGCCTGGGGCACCACGGTGACGGGCGTCACGAGCACCACGGTGACACTCTCGACGCCTTCCACATCCTCGATGGTCACGAATTACAAGGTCACCTTCGGAGATTGCATCTATTTTAATCTGCTGACGGGTGCGGGCGGAGGCACAGATTACGTCGGGTATTATGCAACGGTCGTTACCGGGGGGCTTGTTGCTATTCCGTATGGGGGCGCGGGGTATTCTGCGATATTCCAAAACCCCACGCCGATCACAAGCACAACTGCCACAGGCAACGTGACCTCCGGCCCCTTGGGTCCGTTCACGGGGTCGGTTCTGGTGCTGGGCGATTCATTCAATGTGACCGATAGCGGGTCGGCTCCCTACTATCCGGCGCAGGATAATTTGACGCTGCTCGCGAATTATTTTCAATATGCGTCCGCCGGCAACGCCAATCTTGCGACCTGCGGCTATGGGACGTTCAGCAGCCCCTCCTCCATCGCCGCTCTGTTCAGTTCGCAGTCCCCAGGTGCGACGGGCGACACGTACATGAGCGATATTGTCGTGTTGCAGCTCGCGGGCAGCGGCGGAGGTGCGGCGCTCGCCTCCGCACTGACCGCGCCCGATGCGATCTCGGGCACGCTCACGACATCGATCACGATGGCCGCCGCCTTGACGAGTGTCGCGAGTATCGCGGGGACATTGGGCAGCGCGGTCAACTCGCTCCCCTCCGCGCGGCTCACCGCGCCGTGTACGATTTCGGGCTCGTTGACGCCAGGACAAGCCGCGCTTGCCTCCGCGCTGCAAGCCCCCTGTGCGCTGCGCGGACAGCTCACGAACTACGCCAGCGTCGTGTTGAGCAACGCGCCCTGGTACGGTCCCGGCAGTGTTTATGACCCGAATTACTGGGAGGATGCGGCGCCCGTTCCCGGGACGACGTTGTGGTACGACCCGACGTACTTGATCGTGCTCGCCACGGGCGCTGTGATCTCGACGCAGAACCCCGTGACCGCGTTGATGTTCTTTCAAGACGGATCGGAGACGGGCTCGGGCTGGGCACAAGGCACCTATTCGCTCACGCCGGGCGAAGTGTCCTACCTGCATGCGCCCTGTACGATCACGGGGTCGCTGACGACACTCCCGAACGTGTTCTCGACGGGTCTCACCAATCCCTGCACGATCTCGGGCACGCTCACGACGGGCATTGCGCTCACTGCGGGGATCTCAGCGCCGAGCGCACTATCCGCAACGCTCAGCACAGGGATTGCGCTCACCTCCGCGCTCAACGCCCCCTGTACGCTCTCTGCGTCGATTTCGCAGGCGTCGCAGCTTGCCGGGGGAATGACCGCGACCGTGAGCGTGACGGGTTCCTTGAGCACGAGCATACGGTTAGCCGCATCGCTCGGGGCTCCGGCGCTCATTCAGGGGGCGCTGAATGCGGGCCCTGCATGGCGTGCGACGCTCTCAGCGCCGAGCACGATCCAGGGGGCGCTGACGGCGCAGACTCGCTTTGCCTCCGCGCTGCAAGCCCCTGCGTCGGTCAGGGGCACGATCACGACGGCGATACAGCTCGCGCAATCCCTGTACGCTCCCGTGACGATGCGCGGGTCGCTGACGACGAACTTTGCGCTGGCCGCCGGGCTGTCGTCGAAGGCGACAATCACGGGAACCTTGGGCTCTGTGGCGCTATTCGGGAGCACGCGCACGGCGCCGTGTTCGATACGGGGCACGTTGACCGTCGGGGCGGGACTCGCGGCGAATCTGCAAGCCCCCTGCACGATAACGCCCTCGCTGTTCGCGCAAGCGCAATTCGCGTGCAACATGACGGCCCCCTGTACGATTGATCCGTATCTGCGCACCCAGGCGAGCCCGATTGGCATCTATAAAGGAGACCCCACTATGACGGTCGGCGCCCCGTTCCAGGATCAGCCCACCGTGCTGACATTTGGCCCCACGCAACAGGATGTGGTGTCGTTTGACTTCGCACCGATACTGCCCCCGGGCGTGACGTTGCAGGGGGTGGCGAGCTTCTCCGTTGAGAACAGCGCGGGCTCAGACGCAACGCCCGCGGATATTCTTGTCGGCGTCGGTTCATTCGATCCCACGCTGACACAGGTGCTCGTGCCCGTGAACGCCGCGAACGGGATGCTCAATAACGACTACTACATCATCTGTACGTGCGCGACGACGAACCCACAAATTGTGCTCGACCGTTTTGCGCTCGTGCAAATACGAGGATGAACCCGAAATGAATCGAACCCATGACCGTGCCGCCGTCATGTCCTCTGTCGATAAAATGCCCTTCTACGCCCCAGGGCAATTGGGCAAGACGCGACGCCTCACGCCCGAGAAGTATTTGCTGTGTGAGGGTGTGGCGATTGCGCGCACGGGCGAACAGCAATACCGGGCGGATGAACTTGCGCTGACCCCCGACGCTTCAGGGATCATTACGATTCATCGGGTGGCGGAGGAGGTGTTCGACCCCGAATCGATGGCGAGCTTTGAGGGCAAGTCGGTGACCATGGAGCACCCGCCGATGTTTTGCTCGCCCGAGACGTATAAGCGGTTTGAGGTGGGCACCGTGCATAACGTGCGGCGCGGAGAGGGAGTGGAGGATGAGCTGCTGATTGCGGATCTGCTCATCAAAGATCCCAAGGCCATTGAGTGGGTCAACACGCGCCGGCCGCAATTGTCGAATGGCTATGATTCTGAATATGACGATTCCCCCGCGGGTGTCGGTCATTATATTCAACGGCAGATCCGTGGCAATCACACGGCGCTCGTTGACTATGGGCGCGCGGGTTCGCGCGTCTCGACGCGGGATAGTGTTTCATTTTTATCACCCCCAGAGGACAACACAATGAGTGTACGCACACGGTTTGGTCGGATTTTCAAACGAGCGCTCGATGCGGCAACGGCCAAAGACGCACGCGCACTCGATGAGGCAGCGGAGGAGATGGAGGACATGATGGACCCGGGCAACGTGAACAAGCTCGCCGAGTTCCACCCCTCGTCCGACTCCGAGAAACTGAAGGAGGCGATGGACTGGATTCGCGACCGCAAGGCGAAGGACGTTGCGGAGGAGGAGCGCAAGACGGCAGAGAAGAAGGCGGAGGATGCTCGCAAGGCGAAGGACGAGGAGGAGGAAAAGAAAAAGGCCGAGGATGCTCGCAAGGCGAAGGACGAGGAGGAAAAGAAGAAGGACGAGGACAGCCGCCGCGCGACCGACACCGCCGCTCGTATGACGGATGTGATGTCGTTTGCGGAGGTGCTGTGCCCGGGGATCAAGGCTCCGACCCAGGACGCACTCAGCGTCGTCGATGCGATCCCGAACTTTCAGTTCCAGGCGATCACGGAGGCCTGCAAGAACGCGGACACGCTCAAGGTGATCGAATCGACGCTTGCCCCCTTGGGCCTGTCTTCCGTCGCGCAGATCACGAAGGACCATGCGCCCGCGGTGTTTGCGGCATCCACCGTATTGATGAAAGCGCGAAACAAGGGCGTGATGCCGGGGGTCAAGAAAACCGAGGACGGCACGGCGGGCAAGGCCGTCGATGCCAAGACGTTTTCCGACAAAACGACCTCCTTCTGGGATAAGGTCACGGCGACCGCGCCCGTAGCGTCCTCGAGTCGCACGTAATTTCGGCAGCGCACATTTAAGCTCACACACCAACGAGGTTTATCGATATGACTTCCAATGCCATTCTTTTCCGCGCTGCATACGCGATTCCCGGCATGCTCACGCGCGGCACGCACGACAACAAGATCGAGGCGCAAGCGTATAACACAGCGCTCGTCTCCTACCCGAGCACCGGCGCCGCGGGGCAGTTCCTGGCGTTCGGCTGGCCGGGGAAAATGTCCTCATCGCTTTTCGTGCCGCTCGCGGTCGTCGGCGATACGACTCCCTACGGCTGGCTCGTGCGGCCCTACCCGATTTCGGGCGCCAATGCCTCGGACCCGTTGGGCACGGCGGTGCCGAACTGTGCCGCGGGTGTCGCCGCCAACGTGCTGCGCTCCGGGTACATCGGCGTCTTCGTGCAAGCAGGTGCCTCCTCAGTGGCGCAGGGCGGCACGGTGTACGTCCGCTATGCCAACGGCGCCGCGGGCACGCCCGTGGGCGGCATCGAGGGCGCATATATTTCGGGCACGAACGTTGCGCTCACCACCTGGAGTGGCGGCGCGATGGGGTCGATGTTCATGGGTCCTGCGGATGCCAACGGGTACGCAGAAGTCGCCTTCAACGTCTAATTCAACCACAGCGTAAAACGGAGATAATTGAACAATGCGTAATCAAGATCGATCAATCAAGGCTGCGGTGAATGCGGCGATTGCCGCCGGGCGCTGCCCGACGGTCGTCAACGACCCGAACACCAAGCTCACGCACCGCGAAACACTGAGCCACAAGCGGGTGCATCGTGTGCATGACAGCCTGCAAACCTACGGCCAGCAAGCCTTCGACAGCGCGGGCGTGTTCATGATCGGGGAACTTGAACGGCTCGACCAGGAACTGCACATGCCCTTGATCGAGTACACCTGGGGACGGGATATCGACACCCGCACCGATGTGACGATGGCGGATGAAATCAGCTCTTTCACCAACAGCAATTTCGCGGTGACGCAGGGCATTCCGGGATCGAACAAGTCCTGGAGCGGCAAGACATCGACGGCCATCGCAGGGCTCGGGGTCGATATCGGCAAGACGACTCAGCCGTTGCCGATTTGGGCGATGGAGGTCTCGTGGACGATCCCTGAACTGCTGTCCGCGGCGCGTCTCGGGCGTCCGCTCGATACGCAGATGTTCGAGTTCATGCAAGAGAAGTGGCAGATGGACGTGGACGAAGAAACGTACATGGGCGACTCCGTGCTCGGCATGAACGGGATGTTCAACCACACCTCGCTCACCAACACGGGCAACGCGGTCAACGGTCTGTGGGCCTCGGCATCCCCGGCACAGATACTCGCCGACATCAACTCGCTGTTGACGAGCGTGTACACGACGGCGGGCACGAAGGTCGTGCCGAACCGCCTGCTCCTAAGTCCGACCGAGTATACGTTGCTCGTCTCGACGCTTATCAGCACGGCGGGTACCACGTCGATCCTGAAGTTCGTGCTCGACAACAACGCGACGCTCGGCGTGGGCGCGGAGCCGTTGAAAATCTTCCCCTGCAAGTGGCTCGTCGGCACGGGCAACACGCTCGGGGGCGTGGCGGGCAAGGGTCCCACGACCACGAACTCGATGTACGCCTACGACAAGAACCGCAAGCGCATCCGCATGCCGATTGTCCCTTTGCAGCGCACGCCCATCGAGCCGCGCGGTATTCGGCAAATCACGACCTACTTTGGCCGCTTGGGCGGCGTGGAAATGGTGTACCCGGAGACCTGTGGCCGTCGGTCGAATCTCGCGTAAGTCTCGTTTCGTTTAAGACGTTTTCAACAAGGGGTCAAAGCAAATGGCTATCCGTAATGTGCTCAAGTCCTTCCGCTTCAGCCGCCCGCACGCGGCAGGAGCGGTCCGCAATGGTGTTCCGCCCGAACTCGTGTTTCATCCCGGGGTGCAGGAGATTGACGATGACGTGCTCGCGCACCCCTGGGTTGCGGCCGGGGCGGATGGGTGTATCGAGTCGGAGGAGGAAGCGGAGATTCGGGCAACGAATCTTGCGGAAGCGGCGAAGCTCTCACAGCAACTCGCGAATGAGGCGAATGTGAGGGCGCGGGCGGCGTTCAATAATCTCGTGGCCGCGCACAACCGCACATCACCCAATGCGCCGCTCGATGAGCGTTCGCTCGATCTGCCGTTGTCCGTGTTACAGGCGCGGCAGGATCGGCCGCTGACGAGTGAGGAGGAACAGGGGCTGGTAGCGCGGGCACAGGAGGAGCGGCATCAGGCCATGGTGGCGACGAATGCGTCGCAAGCCGCGATGCAGCAGAGCGAGGACGCCTCAAAGCTCAAGCGCAAAAAGGCGTAAGCGCGCATGTCAGTCACCCCGCAAAGTTTCCGCAGTACGTTTGGCGAGTTCGCCGATCCTCAGGCGTACACGGATGCCGCCATCACGACATGGATCAATAATGCGGTTGCGTTGCTCGATGAATGCCGCTGGGGCACGATGCTCGACTACGGCACCATGCTGTACGTCGCGCATGTGCTCGTCGTGCGGCGGCGCTCTGCGCTCGCGAGCGCCGTGGGAGGGGTGCCGGGCGAGGTCAAGGGGCCGCTCACATCGCGTACCGTGGACAAGGTGTCCACGTCGTTCGACTCCCAAGCCGTGACGTTTGATGCGGCGGGATTCTACAACTCAACGACCTACGGCCTGGAGCTGTGGCAGCTCATGCTGCAATTTGGCGCGGGACCGTTGCAGGTCACGCAGCCCTGGGGCGACCCCTCCAACACGGATGGGGGCGGGTTTTGGTTCGGCATGCTGCCCGGGCAATGAAGCAAATAGGGCAGCGCGTGTATGTGGTCGAGGACACGAGCGCGGAAGTGTTCGAGGCGCTGCGGGAGATTACGCGCCTGCAGGTGTTGATCGGCATCCCGGAAGCGAATGCGCCCCGGGAGGACTCGCCCATCAATAACGCGACGATTGGGTACTTGATGGAGTTCGGGTCTCCGGCCGCGAACATCCCTGCGCGGGCATGGCTCGTGCCGGGAGTCGAAAAAGTGCTGCCCAAATGCCTGAAGTACATTGAAGCCGCCACCCAAGCGGGCTTCGACGGGGACAAAGGCAAGATGAGGCAGTACCTGAATGCCGCCGGCATCATCGGGGCCAAGGGCGCGGAGAATGAAATGCGCACCGGGAATTTCGTGCCCCTGAAGCCCTCCACGATAGCCGCCCGGCACCGGCAGCGACAGGACGCCGCACCACGGCAGAGCGAGAAGGACTACATGAAATTTTACTACCAGTTGAAGGACGGGGGCGCGAGCCCTGAGCAAGCCGCCACGGTGGCGCAGGAGGAGGTCGGGATACACCCCCTGCTCAATACGCTCGAATTGCTGTACTCGGTCACGTATGTCGTGCGGGATGAGGATCACGAGGCCTACGCTTAAATGCCGCTCATCGACATGACAGACGCCCTGACGGACCCCGATTTCATGGACACGTTTACGGTCGCCCGGCAATCGCAGACGATTAATTCCTCGGGCTTTGCCGTCAACACGCCGACCGTCACGCCCCCGTTGTATGGGGTTGTGACGAGTGACCGAGGCAAACGGTTGCAGCGGGGCACGGACGCGGAGC